TTTTGCTATGGATAAATCTTGACACGGACTACCACCAATTAATAACCAAACATTATTAAATCCACTACCTTTTATTTCTTGAACATCCCCTATATGAATTGTGTCGGGATAATTTTTCTTAGCTATTTGTATAGCATATTTATCAATTTCACTCGCATAATATTTATCATACTTAATTCCCGCACGATTAAGCGCAACCCTCGCACAAGATATTCCATCAAATAGACTGATAATATTCATTTTACACCCCAACCCTATAAATTTGTTCTACTATGTCATCAAACCATTTCTTTTCAAAGTATCTTGCCATCTTTTTTCGGAATGGTGTGTTTACTTTAAACCACCCATCCCAAGTCCTTCTCATTCCGTAGATGTAGATGTCTTTTACATCCTCTCTTTCATCTATTGTTGCCTGGAGCCGGAAATCCCAGCCCCTAATGTCTTCTATTACTAAGTCTATTGGGTAAGTCATTTCCCCCTCCTAAAAACAATTGCTCTTTGATAAGCATTTCTAATTCATTGTCAAAATACCTACACAACATATCCTCAATCATTACCAATGCGTGCAACGGTATATTACTGCTTTTCTCACCATTAATCTCAATGATGTCCATAGCTATTGGTTCTAATGTTTCCTTGTCATAGAACACAACAGCTCTTATTGAATTAGTTTGCCACCAGAATTTCAGGTAAATACTTTCTAATGCTTTCTCTTTCATATTAAACCTCCTTTGTTTTTATTCTACAAACTATTATAATACTTTGATTTGCTTTTGTCAAGCCTTAAAATTACTCTTGCACTATTATTACCTGTTAATTTATTCTTAGGAAAAGATAAATATCTCCAATTCTCTTTACTCGCATCTGATGTATTTTTACCTATGCCTATGATGTAATCAAGCTCACCCTGAACACCTACCTTAGAGCCAAATAGATTATCCATGCTGAGCCATTCTTTATCATAAGCTGAGCTATCAGCCTGAGATACACCTATAATATGCACATTATAATTTTTTGCTAACTCTCTCAGCCCTTTGTATATCTCAGTAAGAGTCAAGTCGTTTCTGTCTTGCTTACCTACCTTGATTTTGCTTGATTGGTCAATGATAACAATGTCAGGCTGATGTTTCTCTATTAGAGTTTTAATCTCTCTGATACTAACAGAAACTAAATCATATAAAAAGTATTTACCTTTCATGTAATTATCAATAGTTTCCTGAACTTTATCTTTATTACTAACTATTTCTGCTTTTGTCATCTCACATAAATTTTCAATAGCCCTGAGCTTTACCTTGCTTCCTCTCTCTTCGTTGTTGATATGCAATACCTTTGCCCCTGACTTCAGTAGTCCCATTGCTACAGTCAGAATGAAGGCAGTCTTGCCTGTGTCGGGATTTGCGACAATCAAACCTAAATCACCGCCTTTGCATTTACCCAGAGCATTATTCATTTCATCGCAAAACCAGTCAAACCCAGAGTCGTCAGCCTCAGTTTCCAGAATTATATCGATATCATCTGACACAATATTGTTCTCTTCCTCGGTTAGCAGAAGCACTTTGCTTTTGTAATCCTGAAGGAGTGTATCTAAAGTATCTAAATCATAAGTATCTTTATTTTCTATTAATTCAATAGATTTATTAATAATATTATTTAATATATATTTCTTTATAATATTAATTATAATTAAATTATAATCTTTAAGATTATAATTTATATTATATATATTATATATTATATTATATATATTATCTTTAAATTCTTTTTCTTTATTATTATAATTATCATTAAAGATACTTATTAATAATTCTTTATTTATAGATTTTATAGATTTATTATTTTTAAATATATAATCTATAATCTTTATAATTATTCTTTCCTCTTCTGATACTGAAGATACATCTATGTAATCTCTATACTTAGTGTAATACTCATCTTCAGTAAGTAATCTAAGTAACACTATATTTGCATTCATATCAAAGCCTCCTTGATTTCTCTTTCTGAGCACAGCTTAGGCTCAGGCCTATAAACTACACTACATTTCAGGAATGCCTCTAACTCCCTCTTAACTTTCAGCATTCCTTTTATCCCTGCCGAGTCTTTATCAAGCCAAATAACTATATGCCTCTCAGAGGCCATATTTTGAGCTATAATGCGATGTTTCAGTTTCAAAGGTATTTGTATACCTAACAGTGCTATCGTGCAACAGCGAGCCGATTTTGACGTTTTAATGGCACTTATACAATCTTCAACTAAAACAATCTTATTATTTGACTCAAGATACTCATTTCCAGTCACAAAATATTCAGCCCCATATTTTATCCACTTTGGCTTACATTCAAGGCTTCTTCCAGTATAGCCTCCTCTACATTTAAACATCAATCTATCCAATTCATACTCATACAGTATGATACCCTTATTATTGAGATTTTCAATAGTGTTTTTATCCAAGTATTTTAACAGATAATTAACTGCTTTTTGGGGTAATTTACGGTGCAAGTTTAAATTGTTTACCTGCTTAGTATTTAATTTAACATCTTTATCTATCAAGTCTTTATAGTCGCGATAGATAGATAACACCAAGCCTCTTACTTGCAGTTTACATCCACCATTAAAGCAGTGAGCATATACTTTAGTTAAATTTTTTCTAATGTATAGCCTCTTCCTATTGTCTCCGCAGATGAAGCAATTATAGCGGTATTCTATACCGTCTTCCTGCTTCTCTGCTAACTGTAATATATGCTCTTTATCTGTTTTACTTATCATGTTTTATCCTTAAATCTCATCCTCTAAATCATCTATTGATATGAATTCTATCTCTTCCTCCTCGATACCTTCAAGAATTTTTGTCACTTCATACATACATTCATCACAGTATTCATCCTGCCCTGAAGTTCTTATGTAAAATTCATCTATTATCTTATTACAAGCTATACATCTCATAACAACCTCCTTTACCTTTTTAGTTATTTATTTGTTATTTTGTTTTCTTTTTATCTGTTTATCTAAAATATCAAGTGCTTTTTGCATTTCACTTGATAAGTTATCTAAATTTCTACTTGTCTGTTCTAATTGCTTGAACGTTTGCTTTGCAAGAGCATCAAGCTTTGTTGTTGTGTATACACCATACCCAACAATAACACAAAAAGCCAATACCACAGCAAGCAATAATATAAATTCTGCTACTCTCATTTTGTATCCTCCTTATACCAATATTCTTTTGTGTTGTAATCAACAAAAACAGTTTCATTGTCTTTACAATCTCTGAGATATTCATCCAACATTTTGTCATTCTCACCAAGCCTAATTAATGTTTGCCGGGTATTGTTGCTATTCTCTTCTTGTTCACTCCAACCATCAAGCACTTGTTTTATACTTCTCACCATTTGGTTAGTCAACGGATGGTAATAAAAATATTCATTGTCTTCTACAAATCCGTTTATACCTACATTGTTATATTTTAAAACAAATCTTTTCATTTTAGCCCTCCATTTTTATCTTTATTGTTATTGTATTACTTTTTACTTTAACCCTTTTAGTTAGGCTGAGGCTATTTTTGCCTCGCCTAAATCTAAACTCACTAATGTTAAAAGCCCCAAAATCTTTTTCAGCTGCTATCTTCTCAAGATAGCAAATAAATTCTTGCTTATTCATTCTTAACCTCCTTTAGCCAATTGGAGTAAAGTATGGAAAATCATATCCATACTCCCGCCTCTTACTACCAAATAACCGTCTTTATCATTTTTGAAAAAGGTTACTTTGGCGATGAGTCTATTTAAACAATGGAGCTCACCCTGATATTGTACAGAAAATATCATACGCTTTGTAAGTCCACTTTTTGATACCGACTTGATTACGCAGTACATTTCTTGACCTATTAAATTTTCAAGAAGTTCCTTTTCAAAATCTGTTAGTTTTTGCTTTTTCATTTTACCTCCTTAATTCTAACTTTCATTTTTTTTTCTTTCCTCCTTACTTTTCCTCACCTACCTTTTCCTCATCTTCTTTCTCAAACATCTCGGGAAGTATAATCTCAGCCAGTTCCTTTGCTTCGTCGGTTGACAGTTGTTGTGTCAACCAAGTTAAGAAAATTTGAAGCTCGACTGTTCTTTCTCCAAATTCCATGCTTTCATAAACTTTCCTAAACTCGTTTTCCATATGTACGAAATTCCTTAACATTTAAGCCTCCTTTTATTTAAAAATCTTCATAAAATTCTATTAAATTCAACATTACTAAGCTTTTGAAAGTATTCTTTGCTATATCAGACAGGTATTTATAAATAGCAACCGTCTGGTTCCTATTTAAATAGATTTCCAGGTCATCAATAAAATATTGTTCAATTGTTCTGTTGCCTATGTAAGCAATTAAATTAAAGTTTCTCTTACCAAATTTAGCTTTTTTGAGGTCCAAGTATTTCATTACAATATTATAGTCCTCTTTTAAGTAGTTGCCGTTTACTATATTGTAAACGGTGCTTTCAAGTTCGCTATTAAACAAAGCCTCTTCAAATACTCTTGCCATTTCTTTTAAATTCTTTTTCATATTGCACCTTCCTTTTATTTATTATTTTTTGTTACTTCTTGAGTGTAATAATATACCATTATCAAAATTTGTCAATAACTTTTTTTAATAAATTTAATATTTTTTATTTTATAATTATATCAATAACTTATAGCAATTTTAAATTATCTTGTAAAAGATAATTAATCTTTTGCCCGGTCAGTTTATTTGTTCAGTAATTGTGAGCAAGCAGCTTTAAATTATCTTTCAAGTGTTTTTATATTATCCTTTTATACATATAGAAATATATATATATATATATATATATATATGTATATTTATATATTTATTCAGAATATTTATTTTAATTTAAAACAATTTTAAATTATCTTTTTAGTGGTAAACTCAAGGATAGAATAGAATTAGAATAATTATAAATTATATTCAATCATTAAGTAATAAACATATCATATTAAAACAGTATGGTATTAAATTATATTGATTGTTTTAGTACTGAAATTATTTAATTGTTTTAGCTGATATATTGATTGAGATTGAAATAAAGACAAAAAAAAAGGGAGCTAATAAGCTCCCTTAATTTAAACTATCATAAATAAACTTTACTTTATACCCGGCTGATTTATATAATTCAGTAAGGGATGGATTAAATCCCTTAATTATTATACAACCTTTTTTGCCTTGCTTGTAAAAGATGGTTTTTATAATCATGATTAATCCTCCTTGCCATATTTATTTAAAACTTCCTTTTCTAATCTTTTCAACCTGACACATTTTAGCGTCTTGCCTTCGTTCAAGTCGTTCGCACAATCAAGCAAAACGTTACGGCTTGCATATGAATAATACGGCAAATCATAAACTTTACCTTGATTAGCATCAATTAAATAAATGTCATCGTTAGCATCAATAAAGATGTATAAATCATTAAAAAATAAATCATCACTATAATAAAATCCCTCAACGGTAATCTTACCGTCAAACTTGTCTCTTTTTAGTTGGACCATCTTATTACTTTTTTTTACTATCATACATGCCTCCTTTTATTATTTATTTTTTTATCAGACTAAAAAAAAAGCGGCACTAAAAAATTAGTACCGCTTAATAATTCTTATTTAACTGTAATGTATATATTAGAGTCACTCAATCTTTATACCATCAATAAAGACTTGGAAGTCTTCATTTTTATTTTCGATGATAAAATCAAGGAGATGCTTTAAGCTCCATATCTCATCTGGAGCACTACAGCTCCAGACATCACCTTTCCAACGTGTATATGGACAACGATGGCAACTACCAAAGTTGCCATACTTTTCGCAATACTCAAAGTCTGCAGAAGTTGAGTACCTTACTTTGTAGCCATTAGGTACTGCTACAAATTCGTAGTGATACGAATAGCAACCTCCGTTGCTATCCTTCCCGGGAATCCATTCCCGGTAGTCTTCGATTTCAATTCTTTTGCATTCTCTAATCATTTCAAACAAACTCATAAAAACCTCCTTTTTTTATTGTTAATACTATAATATATCTTTTAAAAAAAAAGTCAAGCAAAAAACAAAAAAAAATATATAAAAAAATTATATAAAAATTAAAATAATATATTTCAGTATATTTATTGCTTTTATTGATGAACTAAACAAGTATATAAAACAATATAACAACCATATGAACGTTATATTAAATACAAGAATATAACTATATTTCGATAAATATAGAAATATGGAAATGAGTTAGTGGTAGTTATTGAACCAAAAATGACTCACATACTATGTCGACTATCCGACACAATAAAATTGGTCAGACCAATTTACCAATTTACCAATTTACCAATTGAGAAGTTAGATTAAACTAACTTTAATTAGAATAATTCTATGTTAGAAAAAAGTTAGGCAGGGCTAACAAGGGGGGATAGGGGGTATTAGTATTGCGTGAAACAGGCTCTATGAAATTCTCAGAATTTTTGCTATTTTCAGAATTGGCATACTTTTTGCTAATAAATATAATTATATATAATTATATATAATATTAATTATAATTATTATATTATATATAATTTCTTTCATAAAGAAAGAAATTATTAATTAAATAAATATAATTATATAAATATATTCTTTTCTTCTTTAAAAGAAAAGAATAAATATAAATAAATAAATATAAATATAAATAAATATTCTTTCATAAAGAAAGAATATAAATATAAATATTATTATTATTATTTATTCTTTTCATAAAGAAAAGAATAATTATTATTAAATATTATTATTAAATACTATTCTAAAAGAATAGTATTATTAAATAGTTATGTCTTCGACATAACTATATATAATTATATAAATAAATATAAAATACTTTTTAATTATGTAAACTATCTTCTGGATAGTTTACTAATAACTGTTTCCTTTCTGGAAACAGTAATAACTATTCCCTTCAGGAATAGTATTGATATATCTCAGGAAAGAGCAAACTTGTTTCGCCTGCTTCACAAGTTTGCGATATTAACTTTTCAGTATTTATAAGGGTTTCAGAAAAAACAAAGCCATATTTTGCCCTGTATTGCATTTTTAATGCTTGGCAAGGTAATTACCTTTGAGAAATCTCTCCTCGTCTCTGAGGGGCATTTAATGGCGAATTAGAGGGTATTTTATTATTGCCTACCCGCAATATTTTTCTTAGCTGAATAATTTAATAAAATTTACACTAATGTAAAAAAAAAGTACTTGACAAATGATTTAAAATGTGCTATACTATAAGTATACAATGGAAAACTAAGGAGGTTATATGGCAATAGCAAGAAGAGGACTACTTGGTGAAAAAGATAATCGTGCTATGATTATTGAAGATGTTTATGAAGCTAAGGCTTATTTTAAAAAGTTAGCAGAGGAAGAGGCTAAAGACCAGGAAGGTTTCTTTAAAAAGTATTTCATAGTAGAACTAAATCAAATGAATAAGTTCTTAGGTAATTCACATTTCATAGAAGATAACGGCACAATTAAGAAAGATATTTACTATGCGTGGAAGTATAAGTTCTTACAGTTTGAAGATTTAACAGAATACTCAATAGCCTCTTATGTGTTTAATGATATAGAGACTTGGAATAAACTAAAGAAAACATCAAAACCTTTAAGAGAGTTTCTTAAAGCATGGAAAGAGGAACTTGAATTAATCTTGAAAGGTAAAGCGTTTAAGGTTGTAATTAAAGATGCTAAAAAGAATGTAAGTTCTGCTAAGTATTTGTTAGAAGGTAAATATAAAGATTTCATAGAAGATTTAAGTGAAAAGGATAATAAACAGAAAAATAAAGAGGCATTAGAGGAAACACTAATCTCAGATGAAACAATACTCTCAGATTTTGCAGAAATAAAAAACTTGGTTAATTAATTATGGCTGTTGGTAGACCAAAGAAACAGAAAGAGAAAAAGCCAACAACAGTAGTAAAGAAAAGTGAAATAGTAATCTCAGAAGATACACTATACTCATCTAAACATTTAACACCAAAAGAAAAAGAAATAAGAACATTAGTATACAATGACATTGTAGCCTTTGTTAAATGGATAGCCCCTTACTTTATGCTGTCAGACCATCATATAGAGATGCTAAGGTTTCTGACAAATGAAAATGCTAAAACACATCAGCTACTTCTTGTTCCCAGAGGCCATGGCAAGTCGCAAATAATGACATTCTTTACTGTGTGGAATATAATAAAAGACCCAAGAATAACTATTCTGTATGCCTCTTCAACTGCAACACTTGCCGAACAACAATTACATTCAATAAAAACACTATTAGAACAACCAAAGATATTTAAATTCTTTCCCAATTTGATTAATAAAGAAGAGGGGAGGAGGGAAAAGTGGACGCAACAAAACATAAAAGTAGACCATCCAATCAGAAAGGTATTTGGTATCAGAGATGACACAATCACAATTGCAGGTGTTGGTAAGGGAATTACTGGACTACACTTTGATATGCTTGTACTTGATGACATTACAGCACCTAATACAGACGCTGACCCGTGGACTCAAGCTGGTAGAGATAAAGTGGAGAGATGGGTTTCCCAAGCAGCGTCTATCTTAAATGCTGGTGGCTCGGTTAAAATAGTAGGCACAAGATACCACCCAAAAGATATATATGCTTCAGTTATGTCTATCAAAGAGCCTATTCTGGATGAAGAGGGAAATGTAGTTGACGAAATAAGTGTATATGAGAAATTAGAAAAAGTAGTTGAGGTTGATGGTGAATTTCTATTCCCAAGAAGAAAACATATTGATGGAAAATATTATGGCTTTGATATGCAAACATTAAATAAAATCAAAGCACAATACATAGACAAAACACAATACTATGCACAGTACTACAATACACCAGATGACCCGGATAATAAGTTCATAGACGAGAACAACTTTCAATATTATGAAAAGTCGCACCTTAATTTTGTAATCAATGAGTGGAGAATAGGAAACAAACCATTAAGAATATATGCAGCTCTTGATATAGCAGCAACCATATCGAAAAGGTCTGACTATACAGCATTAGTTGTTGTTGGTGTTGACCAAGATGGCTTTAGGTATGTACTTGATATACGTAGAAAAAAGACAGAAAAGATAAGTGACATAGCTGATGAGATATACTCTGCTTGGCTTAAATGGAGGTTTATAAAACTTAGAGCTGAAGTAACTGCTACACAAGGACTTGTAATCAATCAGCTTCAGGAAATGATGAGGCAAAGAAATGCCATATTCAGCTGGGATAAACAGAACTCAAGAACAGAAAAAAGAATGAGAATAATGTCAATACTTGAGCCTCTATACGCTCAGAAGATTATCTTTCATTACAAAGGCGGCAACTGTCAAATTCTGGAAGAGGAATTGCTATCTAAAAACCCTGCACACGATGATGTAGCGGATGCAACAGCAGCTTGCTGTGAATTAATACAATTTGTTCCTATAAGAAAGTTTAATAATGACAATATTATATACCATCCAAAGTTTGGTGGTATATTATAATTTTAATATTTATAAAAAAAGTACTTGACAAATTGTTAAAATTGTGCTATAATGGTAGTATAAAATGGAAATATAACGAGGTGACGAATGCTTATACAAGCTGATGTGGTAGCAAAAAAGATTATAGAGCTTTGGACTCAGCTCTCTAATGAGAGAAATCAATGGCTATCACGTACAACAGAAATAAGAAAATACATAAATGCTCCTGATACTACATACACTGAAGTAGGAACATTGCCGTGGAAAAATAAAACAACAATACCAAAACTAACACAGATATACGATAACTTAATTGCACAATATAAACACGCACTATTCCCTTCAGCTGATTGGTTTAGTTTTTTAGGAGATAGACCAGAAGACCAAGAGAAAGATAACATTATCCAAAAGTATATTAGACAGAAGTTAGAGCAATCTAACTTTGTAACAACAGTTAGAGATATTTTGGCTGACTGGGTTATATACGGTGTTTGCTGTGGTGGTGTAGAATATACAGTCGATAAACACAAAACAATAACTGGGGAAGAAGTAGTAAAGTATTCTGGTGCAAGAGCTTTCAGAGTATCCCCTCTTGATTTTGTAATTGAGCCAAGAGCCTCGAGTTTTGATGATAGTGTTTTTATAAGAAGATACTTATTGCCTATAAATAAACTATATAAACTAACATCAGAAAACTCATTATATACCTATAGCGAAGAGGCTATTGAAAAAGCAAAACAAACCAGGGGCTATGTCAGAACAAATGAAGATGCACTAAAAGATACCGAGCTTTTCATTGATGGGTTTGGCTCACCTGAAGAATATTTTAATTCTGGTAATGTAGAGGTATTGGAGTTTTGGGGAGATTTATTCATACCAGAAACAGGTGAGTTTTTTGAAAATCAAACTATTGCTATTATAGACAGAATGTATGTATTATGGAACCAGCCAAACCCAATGTTAAACGGCAAGAAACCATATTCATTTACAAGCTGGCGTCCAAGAACAGATAACCTATATGGTCAATCACCTCTTGAGCAACTTGTTGGAATGCAATATAGAATAGACCATCTTGAGAATGTTAAAGCAGATATATTTGATTTAATAGCACACCCGATAGTAGTAATATCAGGCAACCCAGCAGATGACTTTGAATGGCGTCCAGGCAAAATATTCTATGCTGGTCTTGAAGGCAATGTAAGTATTTTAAGACCAGACCCAACTGCACTTGCAGCAGATAACCAAATAGCAATGTATATGGAAATGATGGAGTTAATGGCAGGTGCTCCAAGAGAAACAGCAGGCTTTAGAACTCCGGGTGAGAAAACTGCATATGAGGTTGATGTTCTATATCAAGGAGCGATTAAAATGTTCCTTGAAAAAACACAACATTTTGAAACAACATTCCTTGAAAGAATGCTTGAGTTATTCTATATTATAACAATGATGAATGTTACAGATAAAGACTTTCTAAGAATATTTGATGATGACTTAAATGCTTATCAGTTCATAGAAATAGATAAAAATAAGATTGTAGCAAATGGACAGTTTAAACCTAAAGGCTCTTCTCATTTTGAAAAAAGAAGAAAGATGCTACAAGAACTGCTAACAAGTATTGAAAAGCTATCAGCAATACCATCAACGTCAATACATATAGATGGCAAAGCTGTTGCTAAAGAAGTTGAAAGACAGCTTGACTATGGTGGTCTTAACTTTGTTAAAGACTTCCAAGCTATAATAGACCAAGTAAGGTCACAGACAGTAGCACAGATGGAAACACAAGAGTCACAGAAACTTATGGAAGTTATGGGTGCTACACCACAACAAACACAACAGGTTAGTGAATGATAGCAAAACATTTACTCCCAAAATGGGAAGATGAAAAAGATATAAAAGCACTTGAAGAAAAAGCTGAAAGGTTGCGTAAGATTTACTGTGATATTATAAATAAATTTATAAAAGACATAGAAGTAACTAAGATAGATGATTTTAATGATATTAATTGGGCATTTAAAAGAGCATACAGAGATGGACAAATTGAAGGTATGCTCAAGGTTTTAAATTTAATAGGAGGCTTTGATGACAGAAGCTAATGAAACAGTACTTGCTGGTGACCAAGAACAGCAGAAACAAGAGCTGACCCAAGAAGAACAGAGTTTTGTTGACTCTGCAAGCAACAGTAGTGAGCTTGACTCTTACCTAAATCTGTATGTAGGAGAGGGTAAGAAGTATAAAACTGTTGCTGATTTAGCAAAAGCTTACGCAAATGCTGATGTGTTTATTGAAACACTAAAGCGTGAGAAGAGAGAGGTTGAGGAAGAGCTTCAAGCAGAGAGAGAAAAGTTTAAATCTCTTGCTGATGTTCTGGATGTGTTTGGTAAGAAAGAGGTTGTTGAAAAACCAAAGCAAGAAAGTACTCCAAAACAGACAGAACAAAATCTTGAGGAAGTTGTTAGACAAGTGCTTGCAAAAGAAGCACAACAACAGGAAGTTGTTAAGAAAAAACAAGAAACAAAACAAAGACTTCTTGAAGCATTTGGCAGTGAAGACAAGGCTGCTGAAAAAATTAATTCTTTTATAAAAGACAATCCTAACAAGAAGTCTGTTGTAGAGATATTAGCAACTACTGACCCAGATGCACTAATTAAACTTCTTAAAGATGAGGAGGGCAATACTCAACCAACACAACAAAAACAAGTAACACCTACATTAGGTGGGAAATCAGCTTCAGCAGGAAATAATACCTCTGGTGTTTTACCTATAACTTGGAGTGAGGCACGTAGAATTAGAAAAGAAAACCCAAGTTATTATAAAACACATAAGTTCCAAAAGATGCTGCACGAAGCTGCCCTTGTTGCACAAAAACAAGGTATAGATTTTTATAGAACTTAAAAAAAAATAATTGGAGGATAGTATATGGATACTACTTTTAACAGTTCTGTTATAAGAACAGACGTATGGGCAAATGAAATTAAGGACATCTTGCAAGAAGAACTCATAGGAGATAGACTTGTAAGATGGATTTCAGAATTCCCTAAACAATAAATTGGGGAAGTAAAATCGCCTCTGAATAACTGGGATGCGTAAAGCAAACCAGAGGGAAGCGTAAAAATAACAGTAACCTCAGGAGAGGGTAAATGATTAAATATATAGCTGGGATGTTTGATGCCGACGGTAGTGTTTTTCTAAAATGGTGGAAAGAAAAAGATTGGTATAGATTTACCTTACAAATAGAATTCTCGCAACAAATAGGAAAGCGGGATTGGATACTTGATGAAATTAGAGATTGTTTTGGATTTGGTATTATAAGAGAAAAAGAAATAAAAAATAAGTATAAAGCAAAAACATTAACTTTTACAGGTAATGAGGCTTTAAGGGTTGCCGAACAAATACATAAGTATTGTGTTATAAAAGGAGATTATGTAAGGTATTTAATTGATGTATACAAAAATTTACGTGGCAGATATACTAAAGAACAAAAGAATAAGTTAGAAGTTTCACGTAAAATTAAAAGAAAAGAACAGAATACAAAAAAATATAACTACCCATCTAAGCAATGGTTAGCTGGATATATTGATGGTGATGGCAGCTTGCACGCAAGATGGGATAAGTTTAGAGAAAGAACACAATTTTTTCTACGTATAGACGCTGCTGATTGGGATGTAGAAGGTATTATGCTTATACATAAAGTATTCGGTGGCAGAGTTGGCAAAAGAAAAAATACAAATGTTGTTACATATTCTAAATATTTAGGCAAAGAGCATATTGAAAAAATTCTAAAACCGTTGGCAAAACATTGTAAATTAAAAAATAAGCAAGCAGAAAGAATTATATATTGGCTCAGAAGAGTTAATGGAAAATTACCAAGAGATGCTTATAAAGATATATCCCAGCTAAACGCACCCGCAACGACTGAGTGAGGCGACGCTCAAGGGCGAAGCGACAGTCTGCTATATCGTTTAGATGTAGACGGATGGGGATACACTTCATATTCCAACACTTTCAGAATTGAATGTTAGGAATTACGAAGAGGGTCGAGAGGTTGTGTTAGACGACGCTAACACTGGCGAGTTTACACTTAGCATTGATAAATACTATCAGTCTGGATTTATCGTGTATGATAAATTTAAGCAAGATAGTTTCTATGTTAATGAGCTTGTTTCTAATTTTGTTGGAAAATTAACAAGAGCGTTAATGGAAAAGAAAGAAATTGATGTATTGGCACTTCAAAGAAAACAAACTGCTGCAAATGCTAACACAATCAATGGTGCTGCTCACAGGATGCTTGCTTCTGGAACAAATGAGACTATTACCTTAAAAGACATTGCTAAAGCAAAGTTTGCTCTTGATAAAGCTAATGTTTCTAAAGTTGGTAGAGTTGCTATAGTTGACCCTGCTGTATCATATCAGCTTGTTAATATTGATAATGTTATCAGACAAGACGTATATGGTGCTAATGCAAACATTAAAGAAGGTCTTAGCGGCACTATTTACTTAGGTAGGTATATGGGGTTTGATTTCTTTGAAAGCAATCTTCTTGATACCTATGCTGCTGGTACAAACATTGATGATAGCTCTTCTACAAACGCAGGTGCTTATAACCTCTTCTTAGGGCAAGATGCTTTTGTTGGAGCTATGAGGGCAATGCCTGAGATTGAAAACTGGAGAGTTCACGAGAAGAAAGGGGATGCATATCATGCTACAGTTAGATATGGTATTGACCTTTACAGACCAGAGGCACTTGTAGTAATTGGTGCTAACAATAGTGCTGTTTAATAAATAAGGAGGACATATATGGCTTACACACCTAAAAAAATCAATGATACAACACAAATTCCAGAAGATATAACATTTTCTTCTGGTAGTGGTACTAATATTCCTTTTGGTACGACTATCCCTTCAACCGACGACAGCTCTGCTATTAGTGGGTTGGATGCATCACAAGTACAAATTATTTTTGACACATCTTTAAACGCTGGTGCAGGCGGGTTAGCTATCTCACCAATAGGACAAACAACTTATACTGTTACAATAATATAGATAATTTATATCAGGCAAGCAAGTTATATCTTGCTTGTCTGATAAATAAAATAAAAGAGGGTAATAGATGGCTACTAAATATCATGGGCAGCTGACAGATGCTGATGGAATACATGAGCCCAAGGGGATAACAACAGCACCAGCTGATGCCGTTTATGTTGCTGACGGCTTTGGCTCCGGCTCTTGGAAAGCTCCAGGCAATGTTGTAAATACAACTTTTGGAAGTTTGTATTTAACCACATCACCTTCAAGTTTTACAGTTGCTGCTGTAGACACAAGATATGATTTTCCAGTAGGGATGACATTAGACACACCTTCTGGTAATTTTTCTTATAATGATACAACTAAAGAACTAACTTATACAGGAACAAAAGATATTGTTATTTTACTTTCTTGTAGTATATCAATAGCTCTTGTTGGAGCAGGCACACCAACATTAACTTTTGCTATTCAAAAAAATAATGTTGATATAAACGGGGCTTTTGTAAAAAGAAAGTTTGGTGGCAATGATGTTGGCGTATTAAGTATGAACGCACTAACAACATTATCTAATGGAGACAAAATTAAAATAACATACGAAAGTGATGTTGTTGAAGAGTTTAATATATATAGCACTTCCATTACTGCTATTGGTTTAATAACTGCCAACGGAGTATAATATGGCAACAACATTTTTGGATATAATAAATAAAGTATTGACAGCTATAGATGCTATGCCTGTTTCTAAAATAGATGATACTGTTGAGAGTGAGCAAGTTGCAGACATAGTAAGAAGAGCTTATACTGAAATACTAACACATAGAGATTGGGACTTCTTAAAGAAACAAGGAACTCTAACCCCAACCTATGAAACACCGAATACAATGTTCTTACCAGAAGACTGTATGAGTGTTATAGTTGTTAAGTATAATAAAAAAGAGATAACATATAAAGACCCTGTTGAATTTAAAAACATGCTCGACAGTAGAACTGGTAGTAATGTAGATGCAAAAGGTGCTTACACAGATAAAGACCCTAAATACTATACAACATATGATGGGTTTATTGTTACATTTGATGCCTACAACCTAACTGAAAGTTCTAATTTACTTGAGAGTAAAACATATGTCTATTACATAAGAGAGCCTAATGAGATGTTTGGGGAAACAGATGAGCCAGATTGTCCATCAAGATTTATTCCAGCACTTGTAGACTACTCAATAGCTCTTGCTATGAATGAGTTAAGACAAGATATGAACTCATACGGTATTTATAGAAATAAATATCAAGCACAAATAAGTAGGCTTATAAGACTTGGCACAACATTTAGAGAAGATAAAGATAGATATGATTTAAGTGTAGATTATGGTAGAAAAAGGAGGTATTAGTGGGACTCTACATACCTGCTGATATAAAAACTAAAAATCCATTTCAAGGAATTATTCAAGAAGGTAGATGGTATAAAGTTCGTGTGGGTGAAAGAAGTTGGATTGATGGTGTATTCAATACACTTCACTCTGCTGAGAAAGCGTTGAGAATGTATATTCAACAAGTAGATAATAAAAATAAAAAGAAGAACAATGGCTAAACAATATACTTTTGCCAATTACTTTAACTTTACTGGTGGGCTTAATACTGACACAAGTATATTCAATACATCTCCAATTGAATGTATTGATATAAACAATGTGTCTATAAATGATGATGGTA